ATGCTGGAGCAAATGGGCATTGCCGCGAAGCAAGCCTCGTATAAATTAGCGCAACTCTCAAGCCGCGAAAAAAATCGCGTGCTGGAAAAAATCGCCGATGAACTGGAAGCACAGAGCAAAATCATCCTCAACGCTAACGCCCAGGATGTTGCTGACGCGCGTGCCAATGGCCTTAGCGAAGCGATGCTTGACCGTCTGGCACTGACGCCCGCACGGCTGAAAGGCATTGCCGACGATGTACGTCAGGTGTGCAACCTCGCCGATCCGGTGGGGCAGGTAATCGATGGCGGCGTACTGGACAGCGGCCTGCGTCTTGAGCGTCGTCGCGTACCGCTGGGGGTTATTGGCGTGATTTATGAAGCGCGCCCGAACGTGACGGTTGATGTCGCTTCGCTGTGCCTGAAAACCGGTAACGCGGTGATCCTGCGCGGCGGCAAAGAAACCTGTCGCACTAACGCGGCAACGGTGGCGGTGATTCAGGACGCCCTGAAATCCTGTGGCTTACCGGCGGGTGCCGTGCAGGCAATTGATAATCCTGACCGTGCGCTGGTCAGTGAAATGCTGCGTATGGATAAATACATCGACATGCTGATCCCGCGCGGCGGGGCTGGTTTGCATAAACTGTGCCGCGAACAGTCGACGATCCCGGTGATCACAGGTGGTATAGGCGTATGCCATATTTATGTTGATGAAAGTGCAGAGATCGCTGAAGCATTAAAAGTGATCGTCAACGCGAAAACTCAGCGTCCGAGCACATGTAATACGGTAGAAACGTTGCTGGTGAATAAAAACATCGCCGATAGCTTCCTGCCCGTATTAAGCAAACAAATGGCGGAAAGCGGCGTGACATTACACGCAGATGCAGCTGCGCTGACACAGTTGCAGGCTGGCCCCGCGAAGGTGGTGGCGGTTAAAGCCGAAGAGTATGACGATGAGTTTCTGTCATTAGATTTGAACGTCAAAATCGTCAGCGATCTTGACGATGCCATCGCCCATATTCGTGAACACGGCACACAACACTCCGATGCGATCCTGACCCGCGATATGCGCAACGCCCAGCGTTTTGTTAACGAAGTGGATTCGTCCGCTGTTTACGTTAACGCTTCTACGCGTTTTACCGACGGCGGTCAGTTTGGACTGGGTGCGGAAGTGGCGGTAAGCACACAAAAACTCCACGCGCGTGGCCCAATGGGGCTGGAAGCACTGACCACTTACAAGTGGATCGGCATTGGTGATTACACCATTCGTGCGTAAATAAAACCGGGTGATGCAAAAGTAGCCATTTGATTCACAAGGCCATTGACGCATCGCCCGGTTAGTTTTAACCTTGCCCACCGTGATTCACGTTCGTGAACATGTCCTTTCAGGGCCGATATAGCTCAGTTGGTAGAGCAGCGCATTCGTAATGCGAAGGTCGTAGGTTCGACTCCTATTATCGGCACCATTTAAATCAATAAGTTACCTCGCATTTAAGTAAACTACGTTCTCCTCTTGTGCCGTATTTGTGCCATTGCGACTTATAATCGCATCGATTTTGCTCGCGTGCTCGGTGAGATGCCCGGCTGAAAGGTGGGCGTATCTTTGAACCATTTCGAGAGTTTCCCATCCTCCCATCTCTTTAAGCGCAAGAAGAGAGACACCAGACTGAACCAGCCAGCTTGCCCAGGTATGCCTCAGGTCATGGAAGCGGAAGTTGCTAATGCCTGCCCGCTTTAACGCTCCCTTCCATGCCTTGTTGCTGTCGGTTCTCATCTTCCTTACCGCTGCTGTTTTTGTTCCGTCGCTTCGGTAGGCAGGTTTGGTGTGGACAAATACCCATCTCTTATGGAGCCCCTGCTGTTTTCTTAATATCTGGCATGCGGTTTCGTTAAGAGGAACTCCGATCGCATTGCCAGCTTTTGTTTCATCAGGGTGCATCCATGCCATTTTCTTATCCAGATCGACCTGTGACCACTCAAGGTCTGTAACGTTGGAACGGCGAAGGCCTGTCGTGATTGCAAACATGACCACAGGGAAGAAATGAGGAGCAATTTCTGCAAACAGGCGCTTCGATTCCTCCTCTGTAAGCCATCTGATTCGTCCATTCTTAACGCGTGGTGTTGATATTTTTGGCGCCCTGTCAAGCCATCCCCATTCAACAGCCATATTGAGAATAGCGCGAAGTATTGCCAGATGCCGCGTCTTCGTTCCTTTGCTTGCCAGCTTTGGTTTATACTCCGGCACTGGCTTGCCAAGCCGCAAACACCTGTCCCGGCTCATCTCCCAGTTCAGGCGATGGCGGCGGTTTTCCATCCCGTCTACCGCCTCCATTATTTTTTCTGTTGTTATGTCAGAGAGAATGGTTTCTCTGAAGTGCAACATCCAGAACGATATAATGCTCTTGTCATCATCAATGGACTTCTTATCCGATTTCTCACGCAGCCACCGTATGCAGGCTTCCTTGAATAGCTTTTTCGGTGATTCCCCGAGATTTTTTACTCTCCACGCTTCTGCTTTCAGACGATCGTGAAGTTCTTGCGCTTGCCTTTTGTCCGATGTTTCAAGAGAGCGTCTAACTCTTGATCCATCTGGCGCGACGAAATCGCAGTGCCACGTGCCACCGCGTAGTTTGATTGACATGCTTTAACCTCCTGCACATCAACCGCATTCACCGCGCTATTGTGTCTCACAGACTTAAGCGCCGCAATGCAGTCTGACTTGCAAATGCGATATGGGCTTTTAGGTTTATCTGGATTTATCTTTGCGGCTTGAAGTCGTCCACTTCGTATCCACTGCGTGATAGTGCCTTTGTCTACCTTCAGATACGACGCAGCCTCTTCACGAGTGAAGATTTCTTCTTCCACCTGGAATCTCCATTTATTGCGTTGGTATTATTGCGGTAGGTCTGGATATCTTGAGAAATGAACAGGCCTCATCGAGTGTGAGGCTGTGGTTAGTCCTTGCGTAGCTCGCTGATTCTTCTGTAAGTCTCTGGTGCTTTGTTTCCGTGTATCTTCATTTCAGACTTCAACAGAGCAACGAGGGAATCCCATTCGTTGAGGATTCCTTTGAATGCCGGAACGCGCTTTGCAACCTTGTCGAATGAATCCCTGATTTCTGGAATCTGCTCGACAAGCGCAACGCATCGTCGGAAATCGGCTGCGTCATGTGGAGCACCGAAGCTATGACCATAGATATTCTTTTTCAGTCCACATGCGATTGAGGCAAGAGTTGCGCTACTGATGCCAACATCGCCAGTCGATTGCCATTTCAAAACCTTCATAGCCAAATCTGACATTTCTTGTCTCCAATAAAAAACCGCCATCAGGCGGCTTGGTGTTCTTTCAGTTCTTCAATTCGAATATTGGTTACGTCTGCATGTGCTATCTGCGCCCATAGCATCCAGTGGTCATAGCAGTCGTTGATGTTCTCTGCTTCGATAACTCTGTTGAATGGCTCTCCATTCCATTCTCCTGTGACTCGGAAGTGCATTTATCATCTCCATAAAACAAAACTCGCCGTAGCGAGTTCAGATAAAAGAAATCCCCGCGAGAGCGAGGATTGTTAGTTGCGCTCTGCTGCTGCCTTAGCCATTACCATATCCACCAAACTTCACCAGACATGATTCTCGCAATCACTATCATCACCAAAGTGATAATCACAACTTTAACTGGCGGCATCATTCACCATCCTGCTCCGGCGGTTCTGGCAGCGGCATCCAGTGGGTTACTTTCGATGCCGGCTCTTCCCCATCGTCAGTAACTGCCCACCATTTGTTTCTCGACCAATCGTAATACCCTTCGAAGGTATCGCACTCAGTCCAACCGTAAGACTTACCCCAACACCAAACATACTGTTTATCGTTCGGCATTCGCTCACTACAGCTTATCCAACCATCCGGAGTTACCGGAGAGTTGCCAGCCAGCGCGTTCAACTTGTAAGCCTGGCTTACAGGTTCGGCACTATGAAGCATGGCAGCGCGGCAGGCGTTCCAGCCAGATGTTCGCCCAAGCGCGTAAACTTCAGATGGCTCAAGATAATCAATGTCATGCCCGTCCTCATCGTCGTTCTCAGGTAATGCAGCAGGTACCACCGGTACTGGCGGGGCGGTGTAAAGTGGAATAGCTTCTGTCTTGCACCCATCCCCCTTGCCGGGTGATAGTGGCGCAAGACACACCCGCCACGGGCCAATTTGCACACCGTCAAAAAGACTAGTAAGCCGCCATTTCCACGCTACAGGCTCCGCTTCGATCGATGCCAGTGCAATTCGTGCCAGTTCTTCCGCTTCTTCTGCTGGCAGTACAACGTTGCTACCCGGTCCGTATGTTTCGCGCCACTGCCTGATTGTCAGCAGTCGCTCTCTGGTAATAGTTGTCATTTGTTAATCCTCAAAACTTTATGCCCGGGCGCAAAAGCACGTGTTTTGTCTTTGCTTATTCGCCAGCCGTCCTTGCGCGCCTCTTTTGCACAGCCAGCCCATGACGTACCGATATACTCACCGAAGTCTGGCGACTTATATTTGCCATCTGTACACTGGAGGCAATCACAATAGAGATGCATGGTGTAACTTGCAGCGATAGCCATATCACTCTCCTTTGATGCGAATGCCAGCGTCAGACATCATATGCAGATACTCAACTGCATCCTGAACCCATTGACCGCCAATCCCGTAATAGCGATGCGTAATGATGTCGATAGTTACTAACGGGTCTTGTTCGATTAACTTCCGCAGAAACTCTTCCAGGTCACCAGTGCAGTGCTTGATGACAGGAGTTTTCCCAGGATGGCGAACAACAAGAAACTGATTTCCGACTTCACGGACTTCGTTGCTTTCCAGCTCTGCAATGCGCTTCTCTGCGGCTTCCAGCTCAACTCTCAGCTTCCCTACTGTTAGCGCAATATCCTCGTTCTCCTGGTCGCGGCGTTTGATGTATTGCTGGTTTCTTTCCCGTTCATCCAGTAGTGCCAAAGCAATCTTTGGATTAAAGGCAGCAATAAATTCAGCGTTGTTTTTCAGGACGTGTTGCGCAATGGCCTGACTACTTAGTCGGACCTCATAACCACGTGCGCCACGGTGTGGTTTATATGAGTCCCAGTCTCCCCACGTTGCTTTCTCTGCCGCCTCACGCAGTGCCTGGTAATTAATTTCGCTCACTGGTTGCCTCCTTTGCGAAGCTGGGCAGCAAAGTCACGGATAGTGTCATCAAGGTCTGGGCACAACAGATGGTCAGCAAACATCTCTACCCCCTGCGCCCGTACTTCAGCCAGGAAAGCATCGGTGGTTGGGGTTTCGCTGTGGTGTAGGGCATCGTTGATAATCATTGCAGCAACTCCGGCCTGCCCTGCATCCGTTACCGACACATGCTCAAGAGTTACGGCCATTGCGTGTTTCAGACCCGCATTCTCCGCCGCCAGCGCCGAAAACTTCTCGTGTGCCAACTTAACAGCCGCATCAGCCTGCTTAATTGACTCAATCGCTTTCTGTTGGTCTTCGGCCAGCGCCGCGCACTTGGCCTCCGCTTCAGCAAATTTACGCACCAGATATTCAGCGTTTGTTTCGTTAACCTTTAAATCTCGTGGGATGCATTTACCTTTCAGAAAATCATCCATCTCAATTAGTGACATTTGTTTCATTTCTTCCCACTCCGCCACATCGCATTCAGATATTTGTTTTGATTTACTGATGGAAAAGAATTTCTCTTAAGCAATTCCTCTCTCGATGGCATTGGCTTTACGCGTTGGCGAATAATCATTTCTGCCGGAAGAATGCCGGGATTGTATGCAAGCCCTCTCATGGTAAATTCCTCTTTGTTAATTTATTTGTATGCCTGCTCTTTCTTCATCGAGTTTTTTTAGCTTGTATCGCATAGCTCTTACTGAATAAATTGAGCGGCAGGTTGCAATTGCTATTTCTTCTGCGGAGAACTTACCGAAAAGTGATACTTCGGCTCTTGTCCAGCGTCTTCCACGAAGTCGGCTAACAATGTCAGCGCCAATCCTTGTTGCTTTCGCCATTACTGCTTTTTCAGTCCTTTCCAGTTTTTCTGCGATAACTTCAACTGGCATTGTCGCCGCTACCTCGCGCAAGAAATCGACTTCCCATTTCTCCCATGGAGTCTTTTTCATAGGCGATACCGTTATTTGATAAGAAGTGAAGGTTTCCCAACTTTGAGTTGAGCACCGGGGATATTTATTCCTGCTTTTAGTTGGTGTTTGATTGCCAGTTTGTCGGCTTTAATTGTCGTTTCAAACTCAACGTATTCAGGAGGAAGGGCGCTTGAGTCGATTATTTCTACAATTTCTGACGGTTTGCGGATTGTTACCTGGTGAATACCTGCTCGAATCTTTTTCTTGCCAACCATTTCAAGCGATGCCGCTATATACGCCATAATGCTGTCAATCTTATTTTGAATTACTGCGGCTCGCTCATTCAGCGACCTTGCCTCTTCCTTGAGGCGTTCAGCATAACCAGATTCATTTTTAATAATGGCAAGAAGTTGCTCTATTTTATCGGTAAATTCTCCTTCCATGCCTTCTATTGTGTCAGCAATCATCTCTGGTTCTAAATCTGAATCCATCAATTTTGCGTATTCATTGGCAATTTCATACAGTTTGCTCACTGGCAACCTCCAGTTTCGCTTTGCATTCTATGTAAATGGCTTGTACGTTCTGCTGCAATTTCATTCCAGATGTCAGGCGATATGCTTCTGCAAAATATCGCTTCAAATCATCCATGTTTTCTGCCTGAGCCATTTCATCGCAAAGAAGTTGTGCTTTATCCATTATTTCCTGCTGGCGTTTCCGTTCATCTTCGCGGATATCTTCCTCTGATTTGTGCGGCATAACTGGTTCAGTCCACACACCTTCTTCTTCGTTTAGTACGTGAATAGCACTATCAAGACGTGATGCCTTAGGCCAATACTTGCTTGCACGCTTTACGACCGTCTTTCGCGCCATCTCATTCCAGTGATTTACCCATGGTCCTTTATCGCTGAATGCTGCCTTGCTTGTTTTCCTTACAGCCTCAATTTCAGCCAGACTCATCTCTTCCGTTAGATAATCACCTGCTGGCGTCTTAACTGTGCAGTAAACGCCAACAATATCACCACGATCACCGAAGGCGTTGTATTTATGGGTTGGTGCTTTATCAAGCCCGTTTGACTCATAGGTATCGTTAGCATGAACAAGTTTTGCCTGACCCCATGAGATAACACCAGACTCCATTGCAATATGGAGCAATCCCATATAACTGATATCAAGGCACACCATGCCGTCGCGCGGAACCAGATAAGCCAGTTTGCTAGCCGGGTTTAAGGTGATACCGATCGCCGCAACATTGATGATGGCGTTCTGTGCGCTGGTTGGATTTGCCAGTGCTGTTTTAGCCAGGTAATCATTTTTCTGGAAATACTGAATTGCAAACTGGCTTTCCTTAGCCCATGTCACCGTCTGTTCAGTCAATGCTCCGCAGAATAACTGCTCTTGCTGTTTAACGAATTCAACGATATTGCTCATGCTGCTTCTCCATAAACGTGTCTGCGTTTGAATATTGCGAAGGCATATTCAGCCTTAACTCTTTCGGTTATTGCATCCCAGAACCATTCAGCGGCTTTTTCCTGATAGTTACAGTCATAATCTTCCAGCCAGTCGATAGCGTCCTTAGTGTGTTCATCTGGTTTATATGAGCGAAGCATTTCGCTTATTGGGTCGCAACGTTTGCAGAGGCGATCAACTTCACTGTTGATTCGTTCGTAATCTTCATCAGTAAAACTTGCGATTATTTGCGATATTTCACGCTCATCTTTCAGAGTCAGAATCATCATCTTTCTCCTGTTCTTTGTGCTGATTGAGCATTTCTTTCATCTGACGAATGAATTCTTCGTCTGACCAGTTATCTGTAAAACTCATGGACGGCCTTGTTGTTTAAAAATATCCCAAAGCTTTTCGAGCAAACTTTTCATTCTTGGTTGTTTAAAGTCTGCTCCGGTTAAAATATTTTTTCGTGAATGCTGTACCGATAAAATCGGGTTGAAAGGGCGAACCGATGCCGCCCCTGCAATAGCGAACTGTTGCATAGGATTCTCCTTCTGTTTGATTGCATAACGAAAACGCCTCGAGTGAAGCGTTATTGGTATGCGGTAAAGCCGCACTCAGGCGGCCTTGATAGTCATATCATCTGAATCAAATATTCCTGATGTATCGATATCGGTAATTCTTATTCCTTCGCTACCATCCATTGGAGGCCATCCTTCCTGACCATTTCCATCATTCCAGTCGAACTCACACACAACACCATATGCATTTAAGTCGCTTGAAATTGCTATAAGCAGAGCATGTTGCGCCAGCATGATTAATACAGCATTTAATACAGAGCCGTGTTTATTGAGTCGGTATTCAGAGTCTGACCAGAAATTATT